AAGCACCCAGAAGAGATGGTTTGGTACTACTAATATGGCGCAAGAACTAAAGACAATCAGTCTTGTTGCTCCTGCATTTATGGGGATCAACACAGAAGACTCCCCGATAGCTCAAGACCCGTCTTTTGCTGAAGTGGCTGACAACGCCATCATAGACAAGCGTGGACGTATTGCTTCACGCAAAGGCTATGAGGTTGTTACCACCACCAAAACCGCCCTGGGGTCTGAAAAGATCCGAGCTATTAGGCAGTTCAAAGAGTCAGACGGAACGTACACAATCTTTTCTGTTGGCAATAACAAGATAATGACGGGTACTACTACGTTAACCGATGCAACTCCCGGTAGTTATACAGTTAGCGCAGACAACTGGAAGGTCATAGACTTCAATAACAACGTCTACTTTTTCCAAGATAACCAAGAGCCTTTGGTTTACAACAACAGCACCGACGGCGTTCAAAAGATGTCGGCTGTCACAGGCGCTTCTGCTGTAGCTGACATACCTAAAGGGCACGAGGTTATTGGTGCATACGGTAGGCTGTGGACAGCTAAAAAAAATGACCAGACGGTTTATTGGTCTGACTTACTTATCGGTCAAAACTGGGATGAAGGCACATCTGGTTCGTTAAACCTTACTAAGGTATGGCCTGATGGTTACGACGAAATCGTTGGGCTTGCCGCGCATAACGGCCTTCTTATTATTTTTGGACAGCACAGCATTGTGGTGTATCAAGGCGCACAGGCGCCTGCCACCATGAGCCTAGCCGATACTGTCGCAGGTGTTGGGTGTGTAGATCGCGACACTATCCAACACACGGGAACTGATGTGTTGTTCCTGTCGTATAGCGGCCTACGAAGTTTTGGTAGAACCATCCAAGAAAAGTCGATGCCTGTTAGAACCCTATCTAACACCATCACCAAAGACATCATTACTGAACTGCAAAACGAAAGTGATTTTTTTAGGTCTGTATACAGCCCGGAAGAAAACTTTTACCTGCTTAGTTTTGTAGGCCGGGCTAACACGTACTGCTTTGACCTAAGAGGCCCACTGCAAGACGGATCATTGCGGGTTACTAAATGGCCTGAATCAGTATTTACTGCTTATGAAAGACTTGATGACGGAACACTGTACATAGGTAGCGATCAAGGTATATCAACGTATTCAGGCTATCAGGATAACGGAGAGTCATTTAGGTTTAGATACTACAGCCCAAGCCTTACGTTTGGTGACGCTTCTAGACTTAAGTTTATCAAGAAGATAAAGCCGACTATTATTGGTTCAAGTGACACCGATGCTTTTATTAAGTATTCGTATGACTTTAGCGAGTCTTATCGCAACGTAACCTTTCGGATTCCTGCCGCGTCAGGTGTATTTGAATTTAACGACCCTGATAACCCTGTCGACAATGCGGTATTTGCTGAGTTTAACGACCCCGATAATCCCGTAGATGATGCAGTGTTTGCTGAGTTTTCAGGTGCATCACAACAGGTAATACGTAGAGCATTAAACGCTACAGGTAGCGGATCAACAGTAGTTGTTGGTGTTGAGTCAGACATCGACGGCGCAGAACTTTCATTACAGGAAATAAATATCCTAGCTTTGGTAGGTAAAACATTATGAGTTATGGCGTTGAAGACTTTATAGATGACGTAGAAGAAGGCGTTGGAAATATTGGTGGTCAAATTGGTAGAGCTATTGCTAACCCGATAGACACTATCAACAGCCTTTTAAAAAATGAGGAGGTGCTTGGCCTTCTTGGTGGGCTTGGTGTTGGGCAGGCTTATGGAGACCTTGGCGCTCTTGGAGACGAAGGGTTACGACTTGGCACAGAGCTAGGCCAAGACCTTCTAAATCAAACTGAGTTTAGGCCTTACGGAATTACCACAGCTTCGGGCAGTCAGTTTAATGTAGGTATGGGGCCAGATGGCCAAATGACTGCAACGCAATCTATATCGCCTGAAGAGCAGGCCATGCGTGAAAGGCTTTTGGGTGGCGCCGCAGGATTTTATGACCAAGCTATGGTTGATCCTGCTCAGCGTACTCAGGACATCTATGGTCGTATGCTGACTGCTATGCAACCCGGCATGGAGCGACAGCGTCTAGCTAATGAAGAGCGTATGGCGGCACAGGGCCGTTTGGGTATTAGCAGTAATATGTATGGCGGCATGGCTCCTGAGGATTTTCAGTTAAATCTTGCACAGCAAGAGGCTATGAACAATGCATACCTTGGCGCAATGCAACAGGCAAGAGGTGAGCAGGCACAGCAGGCGGCGTTAGGACAGCAATACTTCGGCGCTAGCTATCTACCGCAGACCCAGTTAACTCAGGCGTTACAGCCCGGCCTAACAGCCGCAGGACAGCGCCAGCAAGCACAGCTATACGGCGCTGGATTGTTTGGCGATGCAAGAGCGTCAGGTATTGATGCTTTGCTAGGTGCCGGTCTAGGCAGAGGAAACATTGTAGGTTCGGCATCTACTGGCCTGCTATCAGGATTATTTGGGAGATAAGTAATGGCACGTTTTGGACAGGCATTTTTACAACAGGCGGCTAACCCAGCATACGCTCAAGGCTTAATGCAAGTGGGCGAACAGATTGGTAGTTACAATCGTAGACAACAAGAAAAAGCAGATACAGCGAGAGTTAAAAAAGGAATGCTTGGCAGTGTTCTTGGTGCAACAAATGCAATTGCAACTGGCGATATGGATGCAATTACAGAGGCAGACGAGGGGCTTGTAGCTCTTTCTAAAGACATTACCAATCCAGAATTGCTCGACCAAATAAACGATGCGCGAATTACTGTTGCTCAAGCAAAAGTTGACGCTCGCCCTAGATACATAGAAAACCAAGCAAGAGCTTTAAATGAAATAAACGGATCAATAGCCTCTGTTGATAAACAGCTAAAAGGTCTCACCGGAGAAGATTCTGCTTTTGAAGGCTTAACACTACAAAGAGCTAGACTTAAAGCTAAAGCAGATGAGTTGTCAAAAAACCCTGACGTCGCAATAAAAGCGTCTGAGATTGATTTTAATTCAAGGCTTGCGGCAATTTCACGAGAAAACCAAATAGCAGGAGCACAAGAAACTAAAGCGTACAGAGAGCTATCTGCTATAGCCAACCTTGATAGCGACGAAGCTCAGGCTATTAGGAAAAAACCCGGAGGTGGCTTGGCTTATGATCGACTTTTAAAAGAAAGAGCAGAGCGTGACAAAATTTTGTTAGAGGCAGAAGACACAAGAAACAGGCTTGGCCCCTTAAAAGGTCCAGAGATAGATGCTTTTTTTGAAACCTTTCCTAACACTAAGCTTACTAGAAAGCAGCTAAAAGCTATGAGGCCAGAAAAGGCTAGAGATCTTATGGCTACTGTTCAGGTGCAAACAGCAGAAGCAACTGCTCAAGCCGCAAGAAACAAAATCATTCCTCAAAAAGTTCAAGCAAAAGCTATTGCTCGAACAGTTTTGGAGCACGTAAGAAAGTCCGGCGATGTTGATTATATTCCTCTTCCTTTCGATTACTTTAGAGACATTGAAGATAAAATTGACAACATGAGCAAAGAAGAGCTTGAAAACTTTATTTCTGATTTTGATGGAAATATGGGTGTTCAAGAAATTATTGATACAACAATTCAGAAGCTTAAAGGTTTATTCCCTGAACAAATGGAAGAGTACTTAGAGGTTAATAGCATGGCTTCAATTCAGGAAGCCGCAACAGATGAGCTTTTTAATCAATTAAGGGCTTTGCCTGAAAACAAGTTGGCTACTGATGAAGAGATTAGACAAACAGTTCAGTCATTAATAAACCCCCAGCGCGTACCTACTACCTGATAGGAATTTCCAATGGTTTATGTTCCTGAAGAAATAGCTCAAAAAGCCAAACAAATGACCGAAAGGTCGTTGCCTGAGTTAAATATTCCTTCAACAAAAGAAGCCCCTGATGTCGAGTATTTTAGCGATACAGAGGTTTTTGTGCCGGATTCTGCCAGGGCTTTTATTGAGCAGTACAGAAGCTCTACTACAGCAGAAAAGATTACTGGCCTTGCTGTTGAAGCAGGGGAAGGTTTAACTTTTGGGTTTCTTGGCGAGCTTGCGGCAGGAGTAAAAGCGGCAACAACAAAAGAGTCTTACGACGAAGCCAAAGAAAAATACGAGTCTGCACGAAAAACATTTCTTAAAAAAAATCCACTGCTTGAAAAATATGTATTGCCTATTGAGTTTATAGCAAGCATTCCAACGGGAATTGGCTTAGCCAAAACACTTGTTAAATCTGGCGTTAAATCAAAGGCAAAAATAGGCGGAATAGAAGGCGGCTTGTATGGATTTGGCACCGGCGAGTCAGCGGAAGAAAGAGCGATAAATACTGCTGTTGTCGGCTTAACAGGATTTGGTTTGGGCAAGGTGGTTTCTTTTGCTTCTAAGTCTCAAGCCGCAGGTGGGCTTAAATCACAGGCTGATGAAATTGTAACTGCTGAGTCAGACATAGATGACATGGCTCTTCAGCTTGCTCGTGATGCAGAAGTTTTTACAGAAGTTGACGTTCCAAAATACACGAGAAAACCGTTAAAAGAAGCGCAAACCATTGGTGAGTTTTGGGATAGTACAACAAGTGCATTGGCTGAGTTTTACAACGACAAGTTAACCGGGGTGTCTGACGCTATTGCAAGAAAAATGCCGGAAGTTGGCTTTCGCTTTCAACGCGTTGATGAAACTGCTTTGCGTGAAGTAAACCTTATGCTTGACGGAATTGCTGAAGATCTTGTTCCTGTTATTAGGGTCGTTAATCAAGATGAAAATGCAAAAGGCTTACTTCTTGATTATGGCGCAGGCTTTCTTGGTGACACCTTCGAAGACTCCTTAAAGGTTCTTCGTAGTGAAATGGGAACCTCGATGAGTGAACAACAGTTAAATACACTCACCAAATATTTAAAGCTTAGTAGAGAAAAAAATCGGCTTTTAAACGAAAAAGTTTTTGGCGCTGAATTTAACTACTCAACCTATCTTCACACCAGAAACAACGCAAATGCTCGCAGAATGAAACAGCAAGGAATGTCCGATGCTGATATTGAAAAAAAGGTTTTTGAAGATGCGGGGATGGAAAAAAGAACCAGAAAGTCATGGCTTGCAGGTGGCGATGATGCACCTAATGTTTCTGACTATGACAACCCGATCGTTTCTGATATGCAACGAATTTTTCAAATGGAAAAGTTCAATCAGATAGGTCGTATTTTTGGCACACAAAAAGAAATGGATAATATTCTTGCGCCAAAAAGAATGATGGCAGAAGAAGGTCAGATTGTTGCGCTCAGTCCAAAAGAGGTTATGGATGCGCTATTTAATACTTTAGTTAGGAAAGGTATTAGCAATGATGGCGCTGACTATGCTGTCAAAAAAATGACGGACTCAATTTTAGGGGCAAATAAAGCGCCGCACCCACTAATTCAGGCGGCAAGCTCATCTGCCTATGCCACGACTTTAGCGGGAACTATGTCGGCAATTCTTAATGTTGCAGACATTCCATTGCTGGGAGCTAAGTATGGTGGAGGTGCCGTTGTTGAAGGTTTAAAGGTGCTTACCCCGTTTAAAAAAATCCCAAACATTGATCTAAAGAAAGCAGGCCTAAACAACCAAACCATGGGCGAATTCCATGACAGAGTAAATGATGAAATTTCTGGAGGAGCTGAAGGGTTTTCAAAAAAACTTGCAAGATTAACGTCAAAAGGTACTGAGCTTGCAATGAAAGGCTCTGGCTTTGTTGCTTTAGACCAGATAGGAAAAAAAGGTGTTCTTAGGGGCATATTAAGTAGTGCCGTTAAAGATGCTAAAAACGGCAATCTTGCTGACAACTGGGGTTTTTACTTTAACGATGTTGAATTAAAAGCAATTCAAGGCCAGCTTCTTAAACATGGAATTGATCATAGAAAGTACGAGGGAGAAGCTGGAAAGCTTGTTGAAGAGTTAATGTTTGCTGGTCTTGGCCAGCAACAATTAATTAGCTCTGCTGGAAGGCCTGCGGCGTGGGCAAGAAATCCAAACCTTAGACCTTTATGGGCGCTTAGAGGCTTTGTCCTTAAACAACAGGCATTGGCGTTAAGAGAAACGGTTGGAAACATTAAGGCAGGAAACCCAGATAAGGCCGTTGATTTTCTTAGGCGTTATGCTTTTTATGGCGCTGGAGGATATGCAGTTATCAACGAAGGTCGACAAGCGACATTTGGCGATGGAGAGGTAAGCGCAAGCGGGATTATTCGTGGGTACGGAGATGCTTGGGTTAGTTTGTTAACCGCAAATACACTTGGTCTTAATGACTACCAATACGGAAAGATTCAGCAAGAAGGGTTTTTGCTAACTATGTTAAAAGGGTCGGAACCTTTAGTAACATCAAGGCTTCGTGATATTGGTGGTGATATTGTCGAGGCTGTTGATGGCGAAAAGTCTTTCCAAGAAGTTTTTGTTGATGCAACACCTCTGGTTAAGCAGGCCGCTCAAGGAGCTAAAAACATTGGGGGGATGTTTGACCTGCCTTCGCTGGAGCAGACTGGAGAGTCTATTCTTGAAAGAGATCGTTAATCCCAGCTAACAAACTCTAACCAGCCACGAACTCCAGCCGCTCGCTCATTCTCCATGCGTTCGGCTTCAGCTTTGTAGTGTTTGGCTATCTCTTTTGCTTCCTTGTGTGCTCGCTTAGCTAGGTCTATGTCCTCAGCTTTCTCCCTAATTAACTCAAGGGCGCCTTCGCCGTAGGTGTCAATGTAATGGCGTACGAAGTAGTCCGGGCTACTACCAAACCTCTGGTGACATCCGTAGCAGTGAGCAAAAGCATTTAGCTTGTCGTATCGAATCCCTTTCTTAGCCCGGCTGAAGTAGTGTGAGCAATGCAAGCCGGGGCTGTTTTCTTCGTACTGCTTGCCACAACCTTGGCATTTAAACTCGTTACGAATACGAATGCACCGACTAAACCAGTGATCTG